AGACTTAAGTTGTTAGCTAAATGGAATCCTAAGAAATATGGAGAGCGTGTTGATGTTGCTGGTAAAGCAGATATTAACTTAACTATTTCAACAGGCGTTCCACAGGTGTGAGACAACCGTTGATCAAGTTAGATTACACACCTCGTACTTGGCAGAGAGAATGCCATATAAAGAAACAAAGGTTTAGCGTTTACGCATTGCACAGGCGATCAGGTAAGACAGAACTGGCGATCATGGAGCTAATAGACAAGGCCATGAAGACAGACAAAGAATTAGCCATGTTTGTGTACATTGCACCGTTTCTGAGACAGGCAAAAGCAATTGCATGGGCAAGACTAAAGCAGAAGATAGAACCATTGCGTAGAACCTCTGTAATCGACATTAACGAGGGTGAGCTATCGGTCAGGTTTAAACATAATGGTGCAATCATCAGATTGTTTGGTGGTGACAATCCTGATGCATTACGAGGTATGAGATTAGATGGTTGCGTAATAGATGAGGTTGCCCAGATAAAGAACGAGCTATGGTCAGACATAGTTCAACCAGCACTGTCAGACCGTCTTGGATGGTCATTGTTTATTGGTACACCACAAGGTATTAACTTGTTTTCTGAGTTGTATTACAAGGCCGTAAATGAGCAAGGGTGGACAGCATCAAGGTACACAGTATTCGATACTGATTCGCTACACCCAGACGAGGTAAAAAGGTTGCAGCGTGATATGAGTGAAACATCGTTTGCCAGAGAATATTTATGTGACTTTTCTGCACAGGGTGATGACCAGTTAATTGCATTGGCAGATACCGAAGATGCAGCCAAGCGCATATACCAAGCAGATCATGTTCGATTGTTTCCCATAATTATTGGCATTGACCCAGCAAGGTTTGGTGATGACAGATCTGTAGTGTTTAGAAGGCAAGGTAAGCAAGCATTTAAACCAGTTGTATATCGAGGTATAGACAACATGGAACTAGCGTCCAGAGTAGCCAATCTGATAGAGCAACATAAACCAGATGCAGTGTTTTGTGATGCAGGTGCAGGTAGTGGCGTAATCGACAGACTCAGGCAGTTGTCATATGACGTAATCGAAATACCGTTTGGTGGCAAAGCAATGAAACCAGAGCAGTACATCAACCGTAGAACAGAAATGTGGTGGTTAATGAAACAATGGATAGAAGAAGGTGGTGCAATACCAAACGATGTAGCCCTCAAACAAGAATTAGCTACACCAATTTATTGGTATGACAATGTAGGTAGGCGTGTATTGGAAGGCAAGGATCAAATAAAAAAACGATTGCAAGGTGCAGGGTCACCAGATCTAGCCGATGCACTTGCATTAACATTTGCGTTACCAGTAGCTAAAAAAGTGGCAGAGGACATATACATTAAAAGACGTAAAGAAGCTACACAAAAGGCAGAGTATGACCCATACACAAGAATCTAACTTTGTTCGCATAGCAGATGGTCTAGATGTAGAGCCATTGCTTAAGTTACTTGATGCCAAACCTGAGTTATGGAAAGAAATACAGGTAAGGCAACAATTTACTGGGTCACCACATAAAGATACAGAGTCAATATACGTTAGAGGGCCATTAAAAATGAGCCAATACTACGTTTTATGGGATACAGGATCATATGACTACCCATGCATGGAGTATTTAGAACCTGCGTTAGTGCCATTGATGCGACCAATACTAAAAAAACTACAAGTAGAGGATATGGGTAGGGTACTTATTGTTAATTTAAAACCTAGTGGCCATGTAACCAAACATAATGACCAAGGAACGTATGCAGATCATTATCAAAGATTTCATCTTGTACTAAAAACTAATCAATGGTGTAGCCAAACTTGCGGAGATCAAAAACAGAAGTTTGAGGTAGGTGAGGTTTGGTGGTTTAACCATAAAAAAATACATACAGCAGACAATGTTGGCACGACAGACAGAGTACATATAATATTTGATTGTGTACCAAAAGATTTTTTATGACTAGTGTGACCGTAACTAATGATAGTAAGGCTACTGTAAACGAAAGTAGAGTACCTAAAACAGAAATTAGACTCTGCACCTACGATGAATTTAAAGTTTTAGCTGATCCATTATTTGAAGAGCATTACGAAGAGATTGCTCGCAACAAACAAATAATGAAGCTAAAGCCAAATTACAAACTGTATGAAGCACTTGATGCAACAGGTTGGTTATTCATCTATGTAGCAATGCAGGGCGATATATGTATTGGATATTCTATGAACATAATGATTCATCACTTGCATTATGCAGATCTAAGGATTGCCCAAAATGACATTTTGTTTGTCAAAAAAGAATTTCGGGGCGGACGATTAGGTTTACGCCTAATAAAAGTCACAGAAGATCATGCAAAATCTGAGGGTTGTAAACTTATGTTATGGCACGCTAAAGAAAACACCGCTTTAGATAAGTTGCTACCAAAACTAAAATATGGTGTACAAGAAATTATGTATTCTAAGGAGATTTAACCAATGGTAGTAACAGCACTAGTAACTACAGCAGCAGCGACAACTTATGCAACAATTGAAGCAAACAATCGTGCAAGAGAACAAAGAAAACAGCAAGAAAGAGCATTAGAACAGCAAAGAATAGCTAATGAACAAGCTAAACAAACTGCTGAAGCGGAAGCACAACGTGCTGATATTGCATATAACCAAGCAAACCAGCAACAACCAGAAGTAGAAGCTATTGTTAGCAGAAGTCAAGAAGCTGCAAACCAAGGCCCTGCTGCAACAGTATTAACTGGTGGTAATAATATGGTTAACCCAGTAGCAAAAGCGGTAGCTAAAGGTAAAAATAAAACAGGAGGAGGACGTGGAGATGCTAGTGGAGGTAGTTTATTAACAGGTCAAGTAGGAGTAGATCCTTCAACATTAAATTTAGGTGGCAATAGTTTATTAGGAAACTAATTAATGAAAACAAAAAAAGAAAAATTAATAACTAGGTGGGGTCATCTTAGGTCTGAAAGGGCTACATGGTGGTCACATTGGCAAGAAATTACGACATATCTATTACCAAGGAACGGACGCTATTTTCAACAAGACAGAAACAAAGGACATAGAAGACATAATTCGATATATGACAATACTGGTACAAGAGCGTTAAGAACATTAGGTGCTGGCATGATGGCTGGTGCTACATCACCTGCAAGACCATGGTTTAGGTTAGGTACGGCAGATCCTGAGTTAAATAGCTATGGCCCTGTCAAATTATGGTTAGCAGATGTTACACAACGTATGCAGTTAGTGTTTCAAAAATCCAATACATACCGAACATTACATGGAATATACGAAGAACTTGGAGCATTTGGTACGGCTGGCTCTATTATCCTCCCCGATAGCCAAAACGCTATACATCATTACCCTGTAACCATTGGAGAATATGCAATAGCTACAGATTATCAGGGCAGAGTAAACACTTTATACAGAGAATTCCAAAAAACAGTAGGAGAAGTAGTAAGAGAGTTTGGATATAACAAATGTTCAACGTCCGTTAAAAACTTGTACGACAGAGGTAGCCTAGATAGTTGGATTACATTAGTACACGCCATAGAACCAAGAGATGATAGGGATCGTGACTACAAAAAAAAGGACAATATGAATATGCCATTTAAGTCTTGTTACTTTGAAACAGGTAGTGATGGCGATCAAGTGCTAAGAGAAAGCGGATTTAAAGAATTTCCAGCAGTTATACCAAGATGGGGCGTTGCAGGTGGCGATATTTATGGCAATTCACCCGGTATGGAGTCATTAGGTGACATAAAACAGCTACAACATGAGCAATTACGCAAAGCACAGGGCATTGATTACCAAACAAAACCACCATTACAAGTGCCAAGTTACATGAAAAACAGGGATGTGGACAGTTTGCCGGGTGGAGTTACGTTTATTGATGGGGCGCAGGGCAAAATTGAGACAGCATTTAACGTAAATTTAAATCTTGATCATTTATTACGAGATATACAAGATGTTCGTGGACGTATTAACAGTAGTTTTTATGCTGATTTGTTTCTTATGTTGGCAAATGCTACTGATACACGCATGACAGCAACAGAAGTAGCAGAACGACACGAAGAAAAACTGCTTATGTTAGGGCCAGTACTAGAAAGATTACACAATGAGTTATTAGATCCATTGATTGATATAACTTTTGACAGAATGGTAGAAGCTGGACTAGTACCACCAGCCCCAGAAGAGTTGCAAGGCATGGAATTAAACGTAGAATTTGTATCTATGTTGGCGCAAGCGCAACGTGCTATTGGTACAAACAGTGTAGATAGGTATGTAAACAGTATGGGTATGGTTGCACAGATGAAACCTGATGTACTTGATAAGTTTGATTCTGATGCATGGGCAGATGGATATGCTGATATGTTAGGTGTTGACCCATCGTTAATAGTTGCAGCGCCACAAGTTGCAAAAATACGTCAGGCAAGAGCGCAAGCACAACAAGCAGCAGCACAACAAGAAGCACAGAATCAGGCTGCTGAAAATATGTCAAAGTTAGGTAAAGTAGATGCAGGTAATGCTATGGACATGATTAATCAATTTAGCGGTTACAACTCACCATCACCATTGGAGGTATAACAAATGGATTTAATTGATCTAAAAAAAGACCCACAACCTATTGACAGCAATGAAATGTACGATGAACCGATGTATAGCTACGGTTTATGTATATCTTTAGGTAGAGAAGAGCTAGAAAAATTAGGTATAGAAAAATTACCAGAAGCTGGTAGTGAAATGATGATTAAAGGATTGGCATATGTCAAAACTGTTAGAGAAAGTAAAGAACAAGATGGCGTAGAACAAAATGTAGAGTTACAAATAACTGCCATGGGTATAGAACCATTTGATAAAAGTGGTGATCAGGCAGAAGGATTATATGGTGAAAAGGCAGCGACAGCACCACCAAAGGCAGAACCTGCTGCTAAACAAGCTACATACTTAGCATAGGAGGTTTTTATGGGCAAAAACATTACAACGCCAGATAACATTAAATTTGGCGATATGTCAGCTACAGCAAGAATGAATTATTTGCGTATGCTTGATAAAAAAAAGGAAGAAGAAGAAGAAAAAAAATTAAAAAAATTGTATCCTAAATCATACATGGGAGGTAAAAAGAAATGAGTTTATACGAAAACATTCATAAAAAACGCAAAAGAATTAAAGAAGGTTCTGGCGAGCGTATGAAAAGAAAAGGTGAAAAAGGTAGACCTACTGCAAAAGATTTTACTGAAGCTGCAAAAACAGCAAAAAAAATGTATCCAAAACAAAACTAGGTGTAACCGTAACCTTGATATAGCTAGATATATTGGTTTATGAGCGAATATAATCCTCTCGATCTCAAAGGTCAACAAAAATCTAAAGACAATAAAAAGTCTGCGGAAAGAATTGACCGCCAAAATGAAGAGTCGGATATTAAATGGCTCATGAGCAGCAAGAGGGGTCGCAGATTAATCTGGAGACTTCTGGAGCAAGCAGGTGTTTTCCGATCATCGTTCAACACTAACGCAATGGCAATGTCATTTAGCGAAGGTAACAGGAATTATGGTTTGCAAATACTTAACTTAATCCACACTCTCTGCCCTGAGTTATACCCGACAATGATTAAGGAGCAAAAAAATGTCAGAGATGCTGATGACGGAAGCCAACCAAACAAATGAAGGCAGCGAACAGCAGCAATCGGTAGATACTGCTACTAGTGAGCAGACTACTGAAACACAGCAGCAAGCTGAAACTGTACAGGATCAACAAGTTTCGGATGAAACCACTGTTGAAAGTAAAACTAGCGAATCAGAAGCACCAGAAGGTGCGCCTGAAAAATACGAGTTTAATCCAAAGGTGGCTGACGCACCTAATGAACTCGACCCCGAAGTCTTGACGGCATTCGGTGATGTCGCTAAAGAACTTAACCTGCCACAAGAAGCTGCACAAAAGGTATTAGACAAGGTTGCACCTGTCATACAAGCCAAACAAGCTAAAGCTCTAGAAATTGCAAAAGCTGATTGGGTAAGTAATTCACAAGCTGACGAAGAATTTGGCGGTGAAAAACTTAACGATAATTTAGAAATTGCAAAAACTGCTTTAGATGCGTTTGGTAATGATGCCTTGAAGTCGCTGCTAGTTGAAACAGGCTTTGGAAATCATCCTGAGATAATCAGGTTTATGTACAGAGCAGGTAAGGCAATCAGTGAAGACAGTTATGTCGGTAATTCTGAAGGTGCTGATTATTCTAGAAATAATGGCCCAAAAGATTTTAACGCTATAGCAAATTCATTGTATTCTAATCAGCAAAACAAGTAAGGAGTTATTAAATGGCTACTCTCTCAACCTCAAATTTAACCCTAGCGGATTGGGCAAAAAGATCTGACCCAGACGGTAGAGTTCCAATCGTTGCAGAATTATTATCACAAAGCAACGAAATACTAGATGATTGCGTGTTTAAAGAAGGTAATTTACCTACTGGTGAACGTGTAATTATTAGAACTGGTTTACCATCAGTTTATTTCCGTGCATTAAACCAAGGTATTCCCGGCAGTAAATCAACAACTGCTCAAGTTGATGAAGCTTGTGCAATTCTTGAAGCACGTTCTGAAGTAGACAAAGACTTAGCAATGTTAAATGGTAACACTGCACAGTTCCGTCTATCTGAAGATACTGCGTTCTTGGAAGCAATGAACCAGACTCAAGCTGAGACTATGTTCTATGGTAATCCCGGAACAGATCCTAAGAAGTTTCTAGGTTTAGCACCAAGATATGGTGATTTATCTGCTGATAACGCTGTAAACATTCTTGATGCAGGTGGATCAGGCTCTGATAATGCTTCTGTATATCTAGTTGTTTGGGGTGACCAAACTGTTTATTGTCCTTTCCCTAAAGGATCTAAAGCAGGTTTAACACACGAAGATCTAGGTGAGCAAACTGTATACAACAGTGATGGCACAAGACTACAAGCTTTTGCTACACGTTATCAGTGGAAAAACGGTCTTGTTGTTAAAGATTGGAGATACGTTGTTCGTATTTGCAACATCGACATTTCTGACCTCCTTGGTAGTACTGGCACACAAACTGCTGCTGCATCAACCAACCTAGTTAAATTAATGGCTAGAGCATTGTACAGAATACCAAACATGGCAATGGGTAGAGCAGCTTTCTATATGAACAGAACAGTTCATTCTGGAATGTCTATTGCAGCACTTGATAAATCACAAAACGTCTTGTCAATACAAGAAGGTTTATCACAGTTTGGATCAGCACAAAGCTACTTATCATTCTTAGGCGTACCTCTAAGAAGAGTGGATGCGTTGATTAACAGCGAAGCTCGTGTAGTTTAATCCTATTATTAACAAAGGAGATTTAAAATGATTACAGATTCATTGCTCAGAGTGAGCGAAGATCAAGCGGTAACATCAACTGCTGTATCTACTAACACTATTGATTTAGGCGTTGCTAGAGACATGGGTGAAGGTACTGCTTTGTACATGAATTTTGCATTAACCGAAGCATTTGCTAACGGTACAAGTGTAACTTTTGAAGTTATTACTAGTGCAAGTGCAAACTTAGGCACACCTACTGTTATTGGTAGTAGTGCAGTATTAGCTACAGCAGTACTTACATTAGGTAAGAACATTGTTGTACGTTTAAATCCAGATATTGCTGGCAAAGGTCAGAGATATCTTGGTGCTAGATACACTGTTGCTGGTACTTTTAACGCTGGTAAAGTTACTGCTGATATAGTAGAAACAATCGGTGATGGTCAAAAGTACTATGCTTCTGGTTTTACCGTAGCTTAATAAGGAGAATCTATGCCTATTTACAGAGCTAAAGTCAAGTGTTTCGTTGGTCAATCCATGCGAGAAGCTGATGAAGAGTTTGAATATAATGGAGAGTTCAATAGTAATATTGAATTAGTTGGTGGAACTGAACCTGATCTACCTGTGGCGTCAAACACAACCGTACCGTCAGAAGATGTTCAACCAACTACTCAATCAATTGATTATGTATCAATGACTAAAGCAGAACTTGAAATTTATGGTCGTTCTATTGGTATCGAACTTGATAGAAGACAAACAAAAGAAACTCTTATTAGTCAACTTGAAGCAGCAAGTAAGTAGGCATTGGTTATCTTATTTACACACTGGGGGCTAGTAGTGTTACTGCTAACCTCCCTTTTTTTTAGGAGATGACATGGCAACTGAAGTAGATATTTGCAACCTTGCCCTAGCAAACTTGGGTGATGATGCAACAATAGCTACGCTAAATCCACCAGAAGGATCGGCACAAGCAGAAAAAGCTGCACGGTTTTATCCAATTGCAAGAAACAGTTTGCTGGCAATGCATACATGGGGTTTTGCATCTAAACGTGGAAGTTTAGCATTAACTACTAATACATTAGACCAATGGGATTATGCATACGCAGCACCTGCTGACATGATGTCGGCTGTTGCAATAATATCTCCAACAGCACAAAATGATTATGCTACAAGAATGTCTGCTGGTGATACACCCGGCGGTATAACATCTAACTATGCCCCGACAATAGTAGCTGGACAATATACACCACAACAATTTGCAATAGAAGGATCATATATTTATACAAACCAAGAAAACGCAATGTTAAGGTATCAAGCTTTTATTACTGATCCATCTTTATTCCCACCTTTATTTGTTAATACATTATCTTGGCATTTAGCATCAATGCTTGCAGGGCCAATAATAAAAGGTGATCAAGGTATGGCAGAAGCAAAACGTTGTATAGAAATGATGCAAGGGTATTTAGCAAGTGCAAAACAAGCAGACAATTTACAAAGAGATATTACGATAGAACATATTGTACCTTGGACATCTGGGAGGTAGGCAATGCCAACTACACGCACATTTTCAAAAGCTTTTTCGGCAGGTGAATTATCACCAGAAATGTTTGGGCGTATAGATGATGCAAAGTATCAACAAGGCGCAGCAACAATGCGTAATTTTATAGCTAAACCACAAGGGCCAGCAGAAAACAGACCGGGATTTGCATTTGTTAACGAAGTAAAAGACAGTACAAAAGCTACAAGATTATTGTCTTTTACGTTTAATACTGTACAAACTATGGTTATTGAAATGGGTAATCAATATTTTAGATTTCATACACAAGGTCAAACTTTGCAATATTTAAATGGTTCAGCATGGAGTGGTGCTACAAACTATGCCGTAGGTGATATTGCTTTGTATAACGGTGTAAATTATTACGCTAAGACAGCGCATTCTAATAGCCAACCACCAAATGCTACAAATTGGTATCCAATGCCAACAAATCCCAACATATACGAAATACCATCACCATATTTAGAAGCAGAATTATTTGATTTGCATTATGTACAATCTGCTGATGTTGTGACATTAGTACATCCTAATCACGCTCCAAGAGAATTAAGAAGACTAGGTGCAACTAAATGGGAAGTTTTGGTAATTAATTTTGGAAGTCCAATTGCAGCACCTTCTAATGTAAGTGTGGCTGCATATATACCTGCATCTACAAGTACTAATACAGATACTTTTTTTACTCATAATTACGTTGTTACTGCTATTGCAACAAATTTAGTAGATGAAAGCGCACAATCAAGTGCTGCTTCTGTTAACAATAATATTTTTGTAAGTGGAGCAAAAAATACAATTACTTGGAACGCAGTTACTGGTGCTAGTAGATATAGAGTATATAAAGATCAAGGTGGTATATTTGGTTTTATTGGAGAAACTACTACTACAACTATTATTGATAATAATATTGCACCTGATTTTACTGTAACGCCACCAATATACGAAAACGATTTTGTAGGTACTGGTAATTATCCCGGTGCTGTATCTTATTTTGAGCAACGCAGAGTGTTTGCAGGGCCGAATAATTTTCCACAAAGTATATGGATGACTAAATCAGGTACTGAAAGTAATATGTCTTTTGGTTTACCTATAAGAGATGATGACCGTATTGAGTTTAGAGTTGCTGCTCGTGAAGCAAATACTATAAGACATATTGTTCCGTTAACTCAATTGTTATTACTAACAGGATCAGCAGAATGGCGTGTAACTTCTGTTAACAGTGACGCTATAACACCAACATCAATATCAGTAAAACCACAATCATATGTAGGTGCAAATAATGCTCAACCAGTAATTGTTAATAACAGCATGGTTTATGCAGCATCTCGTGGCGGTCACGTTAGAGAACTAGGTTATAACTGGCAAGCAAATGGTTTTATTACAGGAGATTTGTCATTACGAGCAGCGCATTTATTTGACCATTTTGAAATTAAAGATATGGGTATGGCAAAAGCACCATTACCTGTAGTTTGGTTTATTAATGATCAAGGTAAATTGTTAGGTCTTACATATGTACCAGAACAAGCAATAGGTGCATGGCATCAACATGATACTGATGGTTTGTTTGAAAGCGTTGCAGTAGTTGCGGAAGGTGCTGATGACGTTGTTTATTGCGTTATAAAAAGAACTATTAATGGCGCAGTAAAAAGGTATGTAGAACGTATGGGAACAAGAATATATGCTACGCAACGTGATAGTTTTTTTGTTGATTGTGGCGCAACATACGATGGTACAAATACAGATACAAATCAGACAGTAACTATATCTGGTGGTACAAATTACACAAGAGGTGAAACTGTTACAGTAACCACTAACTATAATTTATTTAAAGCACCGCCTAATGTTTCTGATAAAGATGATGCAATAGTTTTAGTAGATGGCACTAATTTGTATCGTTTAACTATACTTGCTACATCAAGTCAAACAGTAGCAACCGCAAAATTAGATAAAGATTTACCTGCATCTTTGCGTAATACAGGATTAACTAATTACGAAGTTGCAAGAGATGCAATATCAAATTTAGATCATATAGAAGGTAAAACTGTAAGTATATTGGCAGATGGCTCAGTGCATCCACAAAGAGTAGTTAGCAATGGTACTGTAACGTTAGAACGTGCAGCTAGTGTAGTTCATGTAGGTTTGCAATATAACAGCGATTTGCAAAGCTTACCTATGGCATTACAAGTAGAAGCTTTTGGTCAAGGTCGTGTTAAAAATTTAAATCATGTTTGGATAAGGGTATTAGAATCTTCTGGTATTTTTGCTGGCCCATCCTCTGACAAATTAATAGAAGCAAAACAACGTACAACAGAGCCATATGGCACGCCACCAAGTTTAAAAACACAAGATATAAAAATTATGTTAACTCCTACTTGGCAAGATAATGGTCAATTATTTGTACGACAAACTGATCCATTACCATTAACAGTTGTAGGTATGACATTAGAAGTTGCTGTAGGTGGATAGTGTAACCGTAAAGAAGTAATATACATATATCATTAAAATAAATACTTTGTTGAACTAATGGCAACAGGTTGGGAATCTTTAGGTTTTGGAGATAAATTTGGTCTTATAACTGGTATAGGCAGCACACTTACTGGCATGATTGCCAATAGGGCTGCTGCTAATACGGAAAGATATAAATTAAAAAGCCAAGCTTTAAATTTTGAGCATCAGCGTGACATGGCGAAGCTCAATACACGAATGTTAGAAAGCCAAGCACAACATATAGGCAGAGCATATAACAAACAGATTGCAATACGAACATTAAAATCAGGTCAGGAGATATCTAGGACTAGAGCGTCATTTGCTGCAAGAGGTATACAAATGGGTGTTGGAAGTACTGCAAATGTTTTTGCTAGTGCTGAGTTAATAAAAGAAATAGATAGGTTAACTATGAATACAAATAAAGTTAGAGCTATGAATAATCAAAGATTACGAGCAGTAAATATGGGGATTAGAGGTGATATGTTGGGTGTTTCTGCTAATAATTTGTTTTCTACTGCTTCTGCCGTTAGTCCATTTATGAATATGACTAGTACGTTGCTGACAGGAGCAACCAACATTGTAAGTAATTTACCTAACAGTTTTTTTGAAAAAAGTTAATTAATTATGGCAAAAGTACCTTTAACACCACAACAAGGATTAGAAATTGGTTCTGCACCACAATTTTCTGGCACTAATGTACAACCTGTACAAGATACTGTTACTGACGATTTAGTTAATTTTAGTAAGGCACAAAACGCAGTATCTGCTATTGCTTTTAAATTACAAGATGAATATAACGATGCAGAATCAAAAAAATTATATAACGAATTTTATAGTGAACTAGAAGCAACTACTAGTAATTATTTAAATACACAAGGTTTTGATGCAGTAAAAGTTGTAGACAAAGAAAATAACGAAACTGCATATGATCAAACTAATAAAAGTATAACTGACTTGCTTGCTTCTTATTCAGACAGAGCAAGTAATGGCGAAATAAAATATATGTTTGAAAATATGGCATTTGTGTCTGTAACGTCAGCGCAAAATAAAATGACAAACCATTCTATAAAACAACAACGATTAGCGCACGAAGGTGAAGTAACTGCATCTATTACTAATAAAAAAACAGCAGCAATGAACAGTTATGAGACTTGGCAAGATCCTACTGGTGATTTTGTTTTAAACTATACAGCAGGTTTAGAATTGTTAAAAGAGCAAGCAGTATTAAAAGGTTGGAATATTGATCCTGATGCGGTAGATCCTAGTGGAAATAAAATACCAGTAAGTAGTCAATTTATTGAATCAGTAAATGATTACAATATGGAAATTTTAAAAGATCTTATAAAACAATTAGATGCAGACGGAAAACATGATCAGGTTACGTTAGTTCTTGAAAAATTTAGACCAATAATGAAAGAAGAAGATTTTGCAAATATATCAATATCAGTTAAAGAAAAATATGACGATTACAACAGTGAAAAAATAGTAGACACTATTCTTTTTAATAATGGTAATCAAAATAGTGGTAATTATTTAGATCAAGCAGAAAAAGTGTTTTCACTAAGTAGTAGTAATAATAGTACTAATAACATAGGTGGATCTGTAAAAGATGGTTTTAATACAAATGATGCATTACTTGATACAACAAACAATGAACGAAATGAAAACATAGAATTGTTAGAACAAATTAAAAATACTTCAAAATTTTATAATCCAGAAACTACTACAAGATTAATACCAGAACATCAAACAACTCATTTGTTTGCAATACAAAAACTTGGCGTAAAAAAAGCAGATGCATTTTATACAAAAGCAAAATCACAAATAGATATAGATACGAAAAGATATAAAGAAGATGCTACATATGCTAAAAAAATTAATGGTCAGATTATAGATAATTACAACAAATTAATTACTGAAGAAGTTAATAAAATTTATGGAAGATTTGGCGAAGGTGAATTTGCAATAACAATTGCAAATGATTTAGAGGTAATAAAAAAAGGTATCAATTATGATTCTAGCGTTACAGAAAATATAGATCCAATTACAAATTTACGTCCCTTAAATGTATTAAAAGAAGAATTAAAAAGTACAATTACAAATCCAAAGCAATTGGAATATGCATTGCAAGATTTAGAAATTAAATACAATAAAATTAAAAACGAACGTGAAAATGCATACAATCAGGCATTAAATAACGCAAAAGAAATAGCATTTGCTGAACCGGGGGGATGGAAAAATTTAAAAGCTAACGGCATTGATATTGATAATTTTACAAAACAAGATCAGGAAATATTAAAAAATGGACAGCCGGAAGAATCAGATATAGATACAGTAGTTGAATTAGTTAACAACCCAGCAGAAGTTGCAACTAATTTAAATGCATATAGTAACAAATTAGATAATGGACAATATTTAGCATTGAAACGATATGCAGCAACGTTAAGAACTGAAGACTCTGTAGTTGAAGCAACAGGTAATATCACTATGTTAAAAGCTACGTTAGACAGGTATGACATGAATGATTTATATACGTCTAAGAAAAAAACAAAAAAACAAGATTATATAGCTATTCATGATGCATGGTTAAAAGAAATTAACGCACGACAAATTGCAAAAGGTAATAAAAAACTTACTATGGGTGAAAAGCAAGAAGCATTAAATGATATTTTATTAGACAATGTTACTCTTGATTATAGATTTAGGGACAAAGAAAATGTAAATATATTTACTATTGACCAAGATGAGTTGCAAAGAGTTTTCGTAGACGTACCTTATAACGGTGAAAACGTAAGAGTATTTACAAGTAAAATTGATCCACAAGTATTAGGTTTAATACAACAAGCTTTACGCAAAGCAAATAAACCTGTAACCCAACAAAATATTGCAGATTATTTTGTACGCAAAGGTCAACCTAAAAATATAGACGAAGCATTTGCATATAAGGAGGAAGAGTAATGACTACAAATCCATTTGATGATTTAAATTCTTTAGCACCAAGTCAAAACTATAGTGAAAAAAATCCATTTGATGATTTATTTGAACAAGAAAATAAAGAACGTGAAAAAAAATTAAAATCAATTTTACATACGGTTTCTACGTTAGACCCAGATAATACTGGTGAAGCACAAAAATTAGCAAATCGTTTAAATTTACCCCCCGGTGTTGCTTTAAATAGTGATCAAACATTAGAAATTTTAAAAGAAAGAAATAAACGACAAAATATTTACCAGTTGGATCTAGCGCAAACAAATCCAATATTAATGCGTCATTTAACTGATCCTAATTTTGCTGCAATTGCACAAGACAATGTAGAGCGTTTAGGTCTTATAGAAGGAGCATTTACTGGCGTACAAAATTTTCCAGAAAACATAGCACAAGGATGGGAAAAAGGTAGATTACAAACTGAACAAGGTAAACTTGGTTTTCAAAAAGCTTTAAATGTAGAATTAGGAAAGTCAAACGAAATAATAGATCAACGTATACAAGAAATAAATGTAAGGTTAGCAGAGCTAGAAGGCGATGGTTCTGGTATGTGGGAAAACACAGGTACTCTTGCTGGTCAAATGTCTGGAACATTGCAAGAAGGTATTAAATATGGTTTAGCTGGTGGAGCTACAGGTGGAACATTAGGATTATTCGGTGGCCCATTTGCACCTATTACTGTTAAAGGTGGATTTATTACTGGATTTATATGGGGCATGGCTACTGGTTCTGCAAAAGAAGGAACAATAATAGAAGCAGGTCATCAATATAACGCTCTTATAGATATGGGCGTATCCCATGATGTAGCAAGAAATGTTGGTATAGCAGTTGGTCTTGTTAATGGTGGCTTAGAATTTGTAGGTTTAGGTACATTGACAGGGCCAGTAAGAAAATTATTAATAAGAGAAACTATGCAAGAAGTTAGTAAAACTTTAGTAAAACCTACTATGGTACAAGTTTTACGCAAAGTTGGTACTGACGCTTTTCGTAACTGGGCAACAGAAATAGGTACTGAAGAAATACAAGAATTAGTAAATATAGCAGGTGAAGATTTTGCTAATTATTTTGAAACAGGTGAATTTGAAAGTAAGTTATTAACAGCAGAGGGTAGAACAGAAATATCACAAAGACTTGCTGCTGTATTTGAAATAGTATCTACTGGTATGATTCCGCTTGCTGGATTAAGTGTAGGCCCTACTTTTATAACGGATGTAAGTAAAGCAAAAAAAGCGACAAAAGATGCTGCATTTATTGATTCACTAACTACTTTTTCTACTACAGATAAAACAAGAAAAAGAAATTCTAATTTATTTGAATCTTATATACAAGATGTAGCTAGTGACAAAGACATACCTAACGTTTTTGTAGACGCAGAAATATTTAATCAACAGTTAAGAAATAATGGCATAACTATGGAACAATTAGAATTGTTCTCTCCACAAATAGCAAATGATTTAAAAGAAATAAATTTATCTGGTGGGCAAGGTGATGTTGCTATACCAACAGGTACATACGCTGCAAAAATTGCTGGCACACAGTTAGGCAATGCATTGCAACCACATATGCGTGTTACTCAAGACAGCATGAGTGCAACAGAAGCTGGTCAGTTTGCAAGCGAAAGAGAATCTTTAAGAGAAGAAGCAGAACAAATACTAAACCAACAAAAAGAATTAACAAATGAAATAAGACAAGACGCAAACAAAATACAAACAAATATAAATGACCAGCTAAAAGCTACTGGTGTTTATACGCCTAATCAAACTAAATTTTTATCTTATTTTGTTAGAGATTTTGTAGTTACGCAAGCAAACCAATTAGGAATAAAACCAAGTGAATTTTTTAGTAAATATTTTTACAATATAACTACTGACGATAAATTTAACGTATCGCCAGAACAACAGTTATTTAACCAAAATGGCTCAGTCAAATTAGACACACCTGCATTTAAAAAATTTTTTGGTAAATCTAAATTAAAAAATGCTGACGGTACACCACAAGTTGTTTATCACGGAACTACAGATAGTATAGATAATTTTGATTTAAATCATCCAAAAAGATTAGATGAGGGATGGTTAGGTACTGGTGTATATGTAACTGATAATGAAAATTTAGCTAAGTACTATGCAAACCTAAAAAAAAGCAGACAAATACAAGGGCGTATACCATCTGACGGATCTATAGGCCCAACTGTTATGCCTTTGTATGCTCGCCTAGAAAATCCATACATGGCAACTTTAGATGACAAAGAATTAGTTAAATCAGGTCAAGTAACAGCAGAAGCATTTAAAGACAGACTTATAGCCGAAGGATATGACGGTGCAATTATGCCTGTTCTTGATGGTAATGAAATAGTTGTGTTTGATAATAGAGCAGTTAAATCAACATTTAATAGCGGTACATGGGATACAGAGATAGCAAATATATATAAACAACAAACACAGGAAATATTGGCACAAAGAGGTAAACAAAAAAAAGGGAAGCCAGTACCACAAGCTGTATATCAAATAGCACGAATTGTAGAAAATTTTGATTTTGCAGCTAGTAAACCATTTGCAACTAACCGTGATTTTAAATTAGAAATACAAAATCGTATAAAAGCAGAAGCAAAAAAAGCTAAAGTTAATGTTTCAGAATTTACTGTAGAAACAGAAAAATATCTTGTAGACACATTGTTAGATGATGCACGTTTTGCTTTGCAAGAAAATGCAAATGCTGTTGGTTGGTATAACGAAAAAGTTAATAAAGCATTAGGTGTACTTTCTTTAATTCATCCTGAGATTGCTACTGATCTTAAATCTAATTTTATTTTTAAATGGGCGTTAGCTGTTACATCTAACGGTATAAACGTTGATAAAAACTTTGAATTTGCAGAACAAGTATATGCTTTTTATAAAGAAAATAATGTATTACCAGAAGTGTTTGAATCAGGCGGTGAAGCTAGAGAAGCTATGGAAATAGCATTTCAAAACATGAATAAATTATTAGATGAAAAACCTTTTGCAGAATTAGAAGAATTTATGAGAACAATGCATACGGTAAGAGATGTACAAGAATATGTTGGAAAAAATAAAGACGGAAAACAAATAAAAGTAGGCGGTGGTTATGGATTAGATGAAATGGTTTATGGTGCTGCAATAGCAGGGCCAAAAATTGGTAATGGATTTTTTGCAAATCTATACGGTAACTATGAACAATTAACTATGGATAGATGGTTAATGCGTACATGGGGGCGTGTAACAGCTACATTAGTTACAGATAAAACAAAGCAAGCAAGAATAAAACGTGATCATATACAACAAATTATTAGGTCATTAACAAAAGAACAAAAAAAAGCGTTTGAATCAATAATAGGTAGAAAGCTTACATTAGGTGACATTGATAACGTAGCACTAGCAATTAAAAAAGCATCAACAGTAAAAGCTAATCGTATTGCTATGGCACAAATTGCAACATTTGCAGAAGACCCTAAACACGAGCAAATATTTATAGACATAATGGGTCAACCTAGAAAAGGCGATAAGACATTAAGTCTTGGTGATTTATTGCGTAAAAGAGGTAATTTATTAGCTAAAGATAATGACGGTCAAAAAGAAGCACCAAGTGGCGCACCAGA